CCCGATTCCTTTTAAACAAAAATATAATAAAACATTAAAATAGAGTTCGTATGGATAAAAAATTTAAGGTTTCTATTGAGAAGCAGGAGGATGGCAGCTATATTGCATATAATACAAACATGAGTGGCTGTACTATTATCGGTACAGGTGATTCTGTAGCTGATGCAAAAAAAGACTTTTTGGAGTCTATGGCAGGTGTGGCAGATGCAAAACGTGAGTTGGGTGATGAGGTTCCGGAGGCTTTCTCAAATGTCCCAGACTACAAGTTTGATTTGTCTTCACTCTTTGAGTACTATAAGATGATTAATGTTAGTGCTTTTGCTAGATTCGTGGGCATTAATGATACTTTGATGCGCCAGTACCGCAAGGGTAACACATATATCTCGGACGCTCAGCTTCGTAAAATTGAAGATGGTATCCATCAATTAGGTAATGAGTTTTCTAGACTTCAACTTGTTTAATTTAACACATCGTCCCCGACACGATTCCGTGCCGGGGACTTCTTATTATTCACATATATTTGATATTGATAAATGATATTATTACAAGATAATGAGACCTGCAGGCAGGCTCGCCTGGTTCTCCGTGAGCTCATCGAGGGCGACAAATCACGTGCCCAGCTCTGGGGCTCGCTGGTTGACAACCAGCTTGATGATGTTGATTTGAGGTTCATCCTTCCACCATTGGTCAACGAGGGCTACATCGAGGAGTCTGAAGGCATGTGGCATATACTGGACAAGGGTGTGAAGTATATGCAGAATTACGACAGAATAATGCTGGAGAGTGCAGAAGGATACATGGAACATGGGGATACACTCGCGGAGAAAGTGCGAAAGTCTAAGGAGAGAAAAAAGGAGCAAGAGAGTAAGATGAACAATAAAATTACTTTGTGGACTTTTATTGTGGGCTTTATCTCTATGCTGATAGGAGCTATAGCTCTCCTAATATCGCACGACATGCGAGAAATAATATTGCCAATCCTTGGCAAATAACCGTAATTTGGAGAAGTGTTACGCGCTTCTCCAAGTTCATATACTCTTTTCTTTCCATACCTTAATATATATAATTTACTAAAACCGATGCAAATATACGGAATTTTATTGAATATCCGTGGAATTTTATTGAATATCTGTGGAAAACAGTGGAAAAACCGCGGAAAATAGTGGAATTTTCGAGGAATTCATTCCTCAACCTCTTGCCGCATGAACCGTTTTCGCGGTCGTTTTCAGTCGTTTTCAGTCGTTTTTGCGGTCGTTTCGCGGTCATTTCTGGAGAAAATCAGAGAATTTCAGAGAAAAACAGAGAATATCGGAGAAATCTTTCCGTTTTCTTTCCTTTTCTTTCCATTTCATTACACTTTCTTTCCCCAAACCACCCCATTTTTATGCTCTAAAACATATTTCATGCAGATTCTTCTAAAATTTCTCGCTTTTTTTTTGGCGGTTCCAAATATTCTTCGTACTTTTGCCAACGCTAATAAGACGATAGTAAACTATCCGGCAGGGCGACCGTTATCGCCTATGGCTTCTAGCCGCAGGCTTTTTTTATGCCTATAGGAAAATCTTTTTTCCTAACTGGGAAAATAATTTTTCCCAACTGGAAAAATAGATATGCCCAATACATGGCGGCTGCATGAACCGTAAGATTTGATTAGTCCTTCCGGATAAGTCATCGTCTTATTAGCAACGGGGAATGCAGCCGCCACCCTTTTGTTCAATCGGCTGTTAACGCTAATAAGACGATGCAATATGCAGAATTCTATTTTATTAAGTGATGCGCAGGTGAGACCTGCAGGCATCAGCGTTGAGGAGGGCATCAAGGCCCTCAAGTGTGAAATCAAGAAGCTCGCCAAGACCAAGAGCGAGACCTTCTCCTGCCTTTGCGGGGAGACCGTGACCTATGGAGAGGTTGTGCTCACCATGGTTGGTTTCGCAGCTGTGATGGCGATGGTCATGATTGGTGGTTTCATTTTCGGAGGGGAGGTAGCATGATGGAGAACAAGATGACTACAGAGCTGTTTCATGCTCAGCTGGAGGAGAACATCGTGAGAAATGCTGACGAGCGCAGACGCCATCAGGAAGAGCTGAAAGCTATCAGCCGGAACTACGAGGAGACGTTGGGTAATATTGAACGCATGGAGGATGAAGCAGGGGAAACCTACCGCCGTGCCCGTAATGCTTTCGAGGATGCCAAGAAAGCATATCAGGAAGCACTCCGTGAATGCAGAAAGCAACGCAACGAGGCAGGACTCTTCAGAGACGAGGCAAAGGTTAGAGAGACCAACCTATGGACTCTCAACAACAATACCATCCAGAGTGACCGCCATGACATCTTTGAGAGATACCGAGAAGCGGGGGGTACTTACGGGAGCAGAAGCAGAACTCCTGCACCCAGGCTGGACCAAAGACAAGAAAGGAGGAGTGAGCGATGAAGAAAAATAAGAAGAAAGTCAAGAGAGACGTTCTCTTGCTATATTTCCGCCGCCGTCGCATTCGCGCTGCGCTCGAAACACGTTGGTGGACGCTTGATAACAAGCGTAAGGAGCTGTACAAGCTCGTGGAGTACGCCAAGATTCAGTCAAGATACTGTAATGATCTGGACTGCCACCGCATTGTAGGCAGATACCTCAGAGAACTGGAGCGAGAGGAGATACGTGTTACCAGACTTCAGACCAAATACGACCTTTGGGCATCCCGTCTGGGCTACTGGGTTGACCTCTATGAGACGGCATTGAACCGCCTGCACCCTGGAGACGATATTTAAGTTTCACCCTTTTAAAAATGAATATTATGCCAAGAAATACAGATTATTTCGACAACGAGCAGTTTGAGCAGGACCTGCTCAACGCTTACTTCCATTTCCGCTGCAACCTCCCGATGAAGGATGCAGACACAGGTCTTGACTACAAGAAGAGTTTCAAGACCACCCAGGACATCGCCACGGAACTTGATGACATGGGCGGTGTCAGTATAGAAGCCATCAACCAGTACCTGCAGGCGCATGAGTACCAGGTAGCCACGCAGCCAGACGGCACCGTGGCATGGGCTATATGGGAGAGAGTTGTCAAGCCGGATAGCCTGGTTTAAGTTAAAAACTCATATAAATTTCAAGTACTACCATGTATTACGAATAGTTTTTCGTACCTTTGCAGTACGAAAAATTTTATAAAGTCTGAAAAGCTTTGATGCGGCTGGCCGCCCGTGAGGGTAGCCAGCCGTATTTTTATCTTTATCCCTTCCATATTATCTTTGCATCAAAAAAAGATAATATATGACCATCACATCTCTTCCGTCGGGCAGCTTCTTCCTTGAGAACCTCCCCGACATCGATATTCTCACGGCCAAGACCCGCCTGCTCGTCACCATCAAGATAGGTGACGACCTCATCTACGATGAGTATCTCTATCCTGCCGATGGAGAGGTCACCGTGAGCGACCTTGCCGACATCTTCCGTCCCTATGCACGCCGGAGGCTGGCAGTCACAGCCACCATCACCATCGCCGAGGAGCAGGTTCCGGACTCCGGAGACACCGACTCGGCTACAGTCACCGATACGCAGAAAGCCACCCTGAAGGTCTATTATTCCACCGTGGACATCGTGGGCGTGGACTGCTCCACATTCCTCAATACCCACTTCCTCACCCTGCTGGAGGGGCACAAGACCACCTACATGGGGCGACTGGAGTATCTTCACTACATGGGCAAGGACTCGGCAACAGTCACCGCACACTACGCCGACAAATCTACGAAACCGTTTACCGCACCAGCCGTCGGCGGCAATGACATCTACACCACCATCGACGTTTCTCCGTCTCGTTTCGAGACCGAGGGCACCGACCTTCTCTACTACGTGGTAGAGGCAGGCTCACGCTCCATGACCCTCATCATAGACAGCGAGGAGCGTGACGTGGCACCGACTCTGCTCTTCACCAACAGCTTCGGCTGCCAGGAACTCATTTACTGCACAGGCAAGCACGAGGTAGATCCGCAGTACACCCGCGATGCAGCCTACATGGGCGGCATCAGGGTTAACTACCGCATCACAGAGCAGCGCACCTTCAACGCCGATACGGGCTATCTGGGCACAGACATGGCCAACTGGGCAGATGATCTCTTCCGCTCAGACGAGGTCTATCTGGTCAACTTCATCGGCGGTGTTGCCAAGGTGGGCAAGCGGGTCACCCTCTCTGACTCCAAGTCCAAGCGCGACAACCTGCGCGACAGCGTGCCACGCTTCACCTTCAGCTACACCTACGCACAGCGCCAGCACAACGTGCTTGACCTGCAGCGAGCCGGCCGTATCTTTGACAACACCTTTGACAACACCTTCAACTGATGAGACGCACGGCATACCACCTCACAGAGGTGCTGCGCCTCCTGGCCAAGGCAGAGCGAGACCGCTCTACCATTAACCTGAAGGCGTGGACATCAGACGGCGAGACCGTCGATTATACAGGATGGCTGGTCAGGGGCAGCAGCTGGCGTGGCGGATTCCACCGCCTCGTCAATCCGGCAAATGCCGAGGTTCGCACCGTTCCGGACATCTACATTCACCAGTTCCTGGGCTTACCAGTATATTTATGACATGAAACAGAAAAAATATCAGCTTCAGCAAGTGGGAGCCAGCGGTTCCTACAGCCGCTACGCCCTCGTAGCAGAGGGTGTGAGCAGGGTTACAGACTCCACCACCATCGAGCAGCAGTATGGAAAGGATACCAGTTTTCTGGGTTCCGGAGAGGTGGGCGATGCAACCACGGGCATCTTGGAGACTTCAGACGGCAAGCTCTTCGAGTATGTGAACTATGGCGATGACAACGACATGCCATACATCCTGCAGCAGTTGCTGCGCCGCAACATGGTGGCGCAGCGTGCCATGGCTTTCAACGTGCAGTGCTGCTACGGCCAGGGTGTGCGCTTCATGGACAGGGAGACCAAGCAGGACACCACCGACGCAGAGATCCGCGACTTCTGCCTGAAGAACTCCATCCACGAGGTCTTCATGCAGCAGGCAACCGACATGAAGTTCTTCTTCTGGTCGGTAGAGGTCATCATCCTGAGCCGTGACCACTCCAAGATAGTCAACATCCGCCACAAGGACGTTTCCTACTGCCGCCTGGAGGTACCCAATGACAAGGGACGCATAGAGCATGTATTCTTCGGCGACTTCCGCAACGTCATGTCGCCGGTACACACCGAGGTCATTCCGCTGCTCGACTTCTACGACCCGCTGGGCGACCTCATGGCGCGCATGGGCAAGGCTCCTGACCCCTACACCGGCATCAGGGGCAAGGCTCCCGAGATGGGCAAGGACTGCAAGTTTGCCATCATTTCACGCATCCCGACACCCGGGCTGCAGTACTATCCGATACCATACTATGCCAGCATCTTCGACGATGCCTGGTACGACATCTACCGTCTCATCGGCATCGGCAAGCGCTACATGATCAAGAACACCTCCGCTCCTCGCATCCAGATAGAGGTGCACCGCGACTACTGGGAGGAGCTCTGCAACAACGAGGACATCATCGACCCGGATAAGCGCAAGGAGCGCATCCTGCAGGAGAAGGACAACATCATCAACTTCGTGTGCGGACCGGAAAATGCAGGCAAGGCACTCATCACGGGCTACTACTTCGACCCTAACGGCAAGGAGCAGCGCATGGTGCGCATCATCAACCTCTCCGAGGGCAGCAAGAAGGAGGGTGGCGACTGGGCAGACGACATGAGCGAGGCATCCAACGCTCTCTGCTTCTCGCTGGGCGTGCATCCCAACCTCATCGGAGCCACACCAGGCAAGAGCCAGATGAACAATTCCGGCTCAGACAAGCGAGAGCTCTTCATCCTCAAGCAGTCGCTCGAGAAGGCTTGCCACGACATCATGTGCAAGCCTTACCACGTCATCTCCCACTACAATGGCTATGCCGACCGAGGAGTGACCGTAGACGTGCCGATGATAGAACTCACGACACTAGACAAAAATAAGGACCAACAGACATCAATAGTTTCAAACAATGGCAAAAATGAAGATTCAAATCAGCAAAGATGACTTCGAGCAGAGCATCCTTGCAGCCACCAGCTCTCACTCTGAGGTGTTCGAGTCGGTGGAACCGCATTTTGAGGAGTCCTATCAGCGGCTCAGCCGGCAGATACTGGGCGAGGTAGGCGAGGAGGCGCTAGAGACCAGCGAGGAGCTGCGTGAAGCAGTCATCAAGACAGTATGCCTCGATGCCTTCCTCAGCGTAGTAAGACACCTCGACCTCGTGCTCACGCCAACAGGCTTTGGCGTTGTGGCCAACAACGAGGTCACTCCAGCCAGTTCTTCCAGAGTAGAGGCGCTCATCGAGCAATGCCGTGTAGCCCTTCTTGTGGCTCAGGACAGAGTCATGTCTCATCTCACCGTTGTGTCAGGATGGGGGAGCACCCTACAGGCACAGCAGGGCATCCAGACGGTTCTTTGGAGCATGGAGGGCTATTGCTATCTCACGAGACAGACCAGCATGACCTCCAAGGACTGGATATCCAAGCTGGCAGCCATGCAGGAGGCAGACGCCACCCTGCGCAAGCTGGTGTCCGATGAGCAGATGGATGACATCATGTGCCTGGTCAGAGGCGTGAGGGAGGGCAATGAGTTTGAGGGCAGCGTGAGGCTCATGCTGAGCCGTTGCCTGATCATGTTGGCCAACGACATGCTGTCGGCATTCTCCAACGAGCGTGCGAGACTGCTCAGATACTTTGATGCAAATCTCGATAAATTCCCGTTATATGCGAATTCATCGGCATATAAGGCTAATCATTTCAAAGAGTTCAAAAATGAAAAATCAAAACCTGCCTTCGTTTTCAATACATAAAGATGGTACACAAGAGTTCAATTTCAAGGCACCGTCATCGTGGGCGGAACTTTCAGAAGATCAGTTGCGCTATGTCCTCTACATCTTATCTTCGTATAGGGACAAGACTGTCGTCAAATGCCACCTCCTGGTTAGATTCTGCGGTCTTGAAGTACATAAGCACACCCGTACAGGGTGGAAATGCAGCGTGCTCTGTTCCGTTTCCGGTGAAAGGCCAAAGAGAAAAGTCCTATACATTAGCAGCATCGAGATTCTCTCCCTGCTCAAAAACTTCGATTTCATCGACTCCTTTACCGGTTTTCGGCCTCTACAGGTCGCAAGTGACGTTCAGCTGACGGCAGTAAACAGCCTGCTTCACGAGATAAGCTTCTACGATTACCTCAATATCGAGAAGAACTACCAGCTGTTCATGCTCAAGCAGGAGGACAGATTCCTGCTGAAGATGGCGCAGCTCATGTACAGAACCGCAGGTGGTTCTGCCGATGAAACCGCCATTTTTGAGCCCTATGAACTTCTGGGAGTCTTCATGTGGTTCTCGAGCGTCAAGGAGTATTTCGCCGCCAACTTCCCTCACTTCTTCAGACCAGCCAAAGAGGGTGGCGAGCTGCGCCGTGAGGATATTCTGCCAGCCATGCAGGCGCAGATCAGGGCACTCACCGATGGTGATGTGACCAAACTGCAGGCAGTCTATAATACCGACTGCTGGGCTGCCCTTACAGAGCTTGATAACAAGGCACGTGAGGCAGAGGAGTTCAAGAAGCGCAACAGGCAAAATAGTTAATTTACAGCACATGACAGAGAAAATCTTCGATTCCATCGCATATTTCAAGCAGCTGGCTGCCGAGTGCAGAACCTGCAGGGATTATAATTTTGTCGCAACAGAGTGTTCTGGACCCGATTCCATCCAGGGAGTCATGCAGCAGTTCCGCAAGGCATCCAACTTCATCATGGTGTCAGACACCGTTGACAGCAACACCCATTCCGTCGGAGAGGGTTTTTTTGACCGAAACGTCTATACCGTCTGGATACTGGCAGGGTACCGACGCGAGGACATGGCAGACCGTGAGCAGAAGCTTAACATCTGCCGCTACATCTTCCGCCAGTTCCTCAGCCGCATGCTTCACGACAAGAGCCGTGAGGCATACGACGGGCAGATGGAGTTCCTGGACCTCACGCAGGTCTATTCGAGCGAGCTGGGCAGATGGTCCATGAATGGCGTCACAGGCCTCTATTTCATGGTCACGTCAGACGAACCTATCGACATACAGTATGACGAGAGCCTATGGCAGACCAGTCAACCATAAACGACCTGCTCAAGTACGAGCATGGTTGGGCTGATGCCATGGGCGAGTACTGGCGAGAGCGCATGGAGCGGCTGCGTACCATCGATACCGGAGCATTATACCGCAGCATCAAGGCGCATATCGAGCAGGGCTCGATAACGACCATTGAGCACAATTTCCTCATGTACGGTATCTATGTTGCAGCAGGCGTTGGACCGGCTCATGAGTGGTACCGCTGGAGTCAGGGAGCTAAAATCCGACGCATCAACGGTGGAGATCTCAACTTCCTCGGCGAGGAATACCGAGAGGAGCAGGGACTTGACAAGCCCAAAAAAGTGGGTCCTGCATGGGGCGGCAGGGTTGCCGGTGGTGAACCTAAAGGACCTCGCGACTGGTTCAGCCGCAAGTATTATTCATCGGTGATGAAGCTCAATGAGCATGAAGCGGAATTCTACGGAGAACGCTATCAGGGCTTAATGGCATCAGCCATTACGGAAATGTTTACAGGCATAGGAGCCGCACGCAACCTCTAGGGAGCGTATTTTTATCGGTTCCATCGGCATATTATCTTTGCAGACAAAAAAAATGGCAGACAAATTAGACAAGAGCAACCTTCAGACCCTCTTCGAGGGCATCAGAGACGAGCGTCGCCTGCAGGCCAACACGGCAAACCGCATAGGCAATGCCTTCCTCTCGCTGCTGCACTTCTGTGCCGATGAGACCTCAGACCGGTATCTCAGCCGCAAGCATGACGATGCAGCCGAGGGCATGATTACCTTCCTGCGCGGACTCATCTCCGAGCAGATGGCGCAGTTCAAGGCGGGTGCACAGTTCGGTGACTTCGTGTCCGGACTATACAACGGCAAGGGAGGGCAGGTCGATGCCAGCGGCAATGCCGAGGTTGAGAGCATCACCGTCCGCACATACATGCGGGTCATGGAGCTGATTGTCAACCGCCTGTCAGCGCAGGAGGGTGACACCTTCTTCACGGAGAGCGACACCATCGAGAGCGTTGACAGTCTGGGCGATGGCTGCTATGGCTTACACCTCCGTTCCAAGTATAGTGGCTACTTCACGGCCCAGCATGTGGGCAACGTCATCAAGGGTGTGGTCAATAACATCGCCTCGGCAGCCAATTCTGGCACTTCGGCAGCCTACTACACCTCATGGATGAGAGTCAACAGCGTCAATGCGGTTAAGAATTACATCGAGGTCACCCTCTATCCTGATGCCGATGTTCCGGCAGGCAAGAATTTCCCGCCGTGCGAGCTCATGAACATCGCCCGTTATGGCAACCAGACTGAAGAGTCGCTGCAGAGCTGCTTCTACATCTCCAGTTCCGAGGGGCGCATCGTCAAGCTGACGGGCGTCACCAAGCCGATACTCGACGATTACAACTACGGCATGGTCTTCGGCGACATGCCCGAGTTCGTCAAGTCGCTCAACCTACCCATCGTCAAGGGCAGGGATTATCTCTATGCAGCCGGCATCATCACCCAGGACATCATACAGGTTGACTACCACGGCAAACCGATAGTTGATTATGTTGACCGGGGACCATGGTCAGAGGCGGCAGAATATTTCTGCTCAGCTCTCAATCCGGATACCGGCAAATTCGAGACCTCAGATGTGTGGTACACTGGTTGCAAGTGGCGTTGCCAGAAGACCGGAACCCACACCGCACCAAGGTGGAACAATACCGACTGGGCGATGATTGAGGGCAATCCGGCATTCACCATTGACTTTCTCGAAGACGAGAATATCTACGACTTCGACAACTTCCGGGCTCCGCTGACTGTCGTTGCTACGCTCTACGGCCAGGATATTACCTCAGATATCCTCGACAGCGACGTAGCCTGGACCAGATACACCGAGAACAAGGCCGGTGAACAGAGAGTAACCAGCGACAACATTTGGGCACTCGAAGTCGGTTCCAAGGCGGGCAAGGCTATCGTCCTGACCCAGTCAGACCTCTCCGTCGACAGCGAGGGAGTTCCGGCTAAGATCAGGTTTACGGCAACTGTTACACTTCGTGATGGTCTGGGCGATGAGGTCGCCCAAGATTCCATCACACTGGAATGTGTTTAATAATATATAAACAATGAAATACAAAAGATTAGACATCAAGTACACGCCTCTGCAGGTACATTACTCCAAGTCCGTGTCAGGCAGCGTTCCGCTCGAACAGGCCTATGATGCTGATCAGGATGAGTATTCTCCTGATTACAGGCTGACGCCATGCGCCTTGCAGCCGGTCATCAGCATCATTGACCGAGATGGCATACTCCCGAGTGGACGTGTCAACAGCGAACTGACGGACATCGCCTGGTACAGAGTCGAGAACGGAGTGGAGGGCAATGCGCTGGTAACGACACCCAAGCAGCATGTCATCACATCGTCAGGCAATGATGCCGGCAAACTGCTCTGGTACATCAACGCAGCACCGCAGAAGCCGATACTGCTCCGCTTCAAGGCGAAGTACCTGGACACCCGAACCAACGAGGTGCGCAATATTACGATGGACTACTCCATCAACTGCAAGAATGCGACCATCTACAAGCCGACGCTCCTGCTATCAAGCGGAGACCGCTACTACAACCCGCTCCGTGATACCGACAAGCAGGTCATCAGCGCTTCTCTGCGCCTAGGGGCTGAAGAGTGCGCTAAGGAGAAGAGACTGTTCGTCTGGGAAATTCTCCGTGATAGAGGGCAGTTCTCTGCCATTACTGCAGATGATTTAGATATCAAGGTATCTGCTGATGGTGCATCCGTCACGCTAGACCGCTCTTTGATGGGTAAGCGCATCTGCATCAGGTGTAGAGCAAGATACTCTGCAGCAGGCAATCCGGAAAGCGTAGAACTGTCTGATGCCGCACCATTCAAGATAGTCAACATCGTCCGTAGAATTCCGTTCTACGATTACGACATGCTTGATACGGTCGATGAGGTGCTTCCTAACACGAAGGAGGTAAACCCAAGGGCAACTATTTTTGACAATGTAGGGGAAATAGCAAACCCTACGAGAGAGCTGCAGGTACTCTGGTGGATGGCACCGAATAATTCGGTACACTTCGAGAATGCTGTCCTCGTCGGACATGGCATGTCTCCGAGTGTTCCTACAGAACTTCTGGATCCAAACAGAGGAGCTATCCTCGCGTTGGAAGTCAAAGACCTCGATCCTTTAGCTCTGGCAATGGATGCCGACGGTAAGGTCTTCGTGGACGCAGACGGCAATCCGTTTATTTTTCACTAATAATTATTTTTTTTTAATATGGAAAGATACATCAAGGCAAACCGCAAGGTCGCAGAGTTCCTTCAGCTGACCGAAGACAGAACAGAACTGCAGGATGGCAGCTTCCTGCTCTGGTGTCAGGACATCCTGCCGCTTGGGGATCCTATCGTGTTTGAGGAAACGCTGTCCAAGATTGGCGCTATCGCCATGGATGGCCAGACAGCCCGTAAGGAGCAGGACGGCAAAGTGTGCAACAAGCTGCCTGTTGCTATAGACAGCAGATTCATCATGAGAGAGGAGGCAAAGAATGAGTAGTGCAAGCAAATCGGTGAACATCACGTTCATCCAGAAGATGGGAACATTCACGCCATCTATTCAGTCTCCGGATGGAGATCTCTACCAGGAGTACCAGAAAACAGGTGATGTCGTAACCGTCTATCCCGACTTCTCGAAGTCGCAGCCTAAGCTCTATTTCGTAGTCATCTCATCGAGGGCTGCAGATGGTGTCACGACACCTGTCTCCATGAAGTTCTTCTTCAACGAGACTGAGATACCGTTCAACAGCTCCGGCAAATCGACCGGTCTCTTCGAAGGTCTCTTTGAGATTATAAGACCAAGTACTTCGCAGTTTTTCTGGGGGCTGAAGATATGCAACAACCTGGTCAAGGCATCCAATTACACAGCCATCAACATCAAGATGGTCGGCAGTGTATCCGAGAGATCCAACCAGCAGGAGATTACCGATGATGTGCAGGCTGTATACGAGATTCCTGTCGGCCCGTACACAGGCGTAGCCTATCGAGTTTCGATCAAGGCTCCTGCAAGCGACACACACAACTTCGTGCTCAACAACAAGGATGATAGCTGCCAGCTCGAAGCCAGAACCACGCTGGCCAACGAGACCCTGACATCAGGGCTATATTATAAGTGGTACAGAGCCATTAACAGCATCACGGGTTGGGAGCAGATTGCAGGAGCAAATGGTAAGACAATTACTGTCAAGGCTTCCGAGGTCGATTGTACTCGTGAATACATGGTAGAGGTCTACAATGACAAGGCCATGGGCAAGGATAATCTGCTGGGATTTGATTTCCAGACAGTCATCGACGCGTCGGATCCGTATGACATCGAGCCGAACCCGACACCCGCTGATGAGTCTATCAGCGAGGACGAGGCAGGTAATGGCACTGTGACCTATACACCTCGCATGATTGTCAGAGGCAAGTCAGAAGCGGTGGAAACTAAATTCTATTTCACGCTGAAATCCGGTTCCGGTGTTGTCCTCAATACCGAAGCGGCACGCAAGCCTACTGTCCAGTTGGGTTCTTTCGCTGTGACGAGAGCAGACTGCATACACGCAGGCTACAGCAACGTAGCATTAACAATTCAATCCGTTAAATAGCCTATGTCAGTTATCACAAGAGTGATTAAGTTCCTCCGCGTCGGTGTTGGCATATCCAATACCGACGTGGAATATGCGGAGTCAACAAGTCTGACTACAGCTCCGACAGAGGGTTGGCAGACAACTGCTCCTCAGTGGCGCAAGGGCTACTATATCTGGAGCCGGACACACTTCTACTACACCGATGGAAGTGAGAAGGTGTCCACACCGATGTGCCATGGTGCTGCCGGCAAGGATGCCATCAACATACAACTATCCATGTCGTCTATCGTTCACAAGAAGTCTCAATTCGTCGGATCTTATAGCATCGACGTGCAGGCATTCGAAGCTGGAATGGAAAAAGACTGTATTGTATCTTGTGACTTGACCAAAGATACTACAGGCGTCAGCATGCGTAGTGTCAAATATAAAAAAGGGAGACGCTTACTGATAACTATAGAAAAAAATACTATAGTCAACGATGCGCTAGACATATTAGTTGGAGTAGATGGGATATCCTATACATATAAGGTACCTATAATTACCGTTGAAGATGGTGAACCTGGAGCTAAGGGAGAGACTGGAGCAACACTTCGAGGACCGCAGTCTTGGTCTAACTGCGGCAATGGCTACAGCTTCCAGGCAGGTGCTGCAGGCGAGGAGTGGAAAGATGTTGTCTTCTACGACTCCGGTTTTTATAGCTGCATCAAGAGTCACGTCAAGTCTGCAACCAATTACCCAGGCAGTGACGAGGATACCAACAATGGCTACTGGCGACTTGGAAGCCCTTTTGAAATGGTTGTCGCCAATCTCATCTTATCGCAATTTCAGATTGTAGAAAATTTAGGTGTCCGAACAATCGAGATGAAGGATAAGGACGGAAATGTTGTCTTCAGAGCTAAGGATGGCAATCTCGATTGCAAGGGAGGAATATTCCAGAATGTCAGCGTTTCTGGAGATGTCTCTGTCGGAAGACTGAGATACAACGAAAATACGGTTACTGATGGCACTAGTGTCATCAATGGCTCTTTTATCAGGGGTTGGGGTACCTATGTCCTGCCGCACCTGAAAGATGGAGAATTCATGCGCATCGTGGTCTTCAATCCTATAATATCGCGCAGTACACTGCCAACGGTACTTAAGGGCGAGCATACAGAGGATATATTCATACCGGCAAAAATGAGTTATACGAACACTAGAGAGACTACCATAGAAGTTAATGGGTGGTATGAACTCATCGGTACGAACGAGTTTGGTAAAACAATATGGGTATATTATAATATAGAAAATAATCAAAATTAGAATAGCTGGAAATGGAAGGTAAAAAATTCAACTCCGTGACGAAAGTCACAACCGTCAACAGCAACCAGAGCGTGCTGCTGGCAGACCAAAATGGCAATGTCACTAGAATTGGCATGGATGCGCTTAAGGCTGACCTTGCTGTAGGTCAGCATGCCTGGTGCGGAAGAGTGTGGGACACAAATAACGCAACGCCTAAGGCGGCATCATACATTGGCTCACTTGAATTGCTGAAGGAATTGCCATACATCCTCGGACTTGGCGCATACTTGGTCAAGAATGACCACAGCCGTAGGAAGCTCGACAGCAAGGATCACCACAGATATGCTAATGGTGAACCGGCAAGACTGGATGGTACAGAGGGTCACTATCAGTGGGGCTGGGGACGTAAATTCTACGTTGTCATCAAGGATATTGGCGGATTGCACTATGAGCAGATTGGCATCAAGCCAATACCAGGTGAATACAATCTCGAGATACCTATCGGCAGCATCTCTGCAGCTGGCTTCGCTACTATTGAGCGTAGTACCGGACGCCTGGTTAGTTACATCAACGATGCTGCTAACTACCGTGGTGGCGACAACAACGCTACTTACGATGGCAAGAACAACACGTTGCTGGGCAGACCAGCTACCGCCATGACTACAGAGCAGTTCCGAGCAGCAGCACGCAAGAACGGCAAGGGCTGGCTCTGCACAACCATGCGCCATACATCCATTGTCGCAATTCTGTTCAGCGTCATTTTCGGTACTCATTACGACCAGGATGCAGTCAATGCCAACAAGGATGCCAACGGCCTCTTCCAGGGTGGACTCGGTGCTGGCTTGGCGCAGATGCCGAACTGGGAAACCTACAATGGTTATCGACCAGTTGCACCAATGAGTGCAGGCATTGAGCTTGGTGATTCATGTGGAGAAGCGACCTATGCCGTAAAAAATGATGCAGGCACAACGGTCTATAATGCCAAGATTCCATGCTTCTTCGGCTACAAGAACGGCTTCGGCAATCTCTGGCGAATGATGGATGATGAGTTCTGCCAGGTGAACAGTGACAAGACCATGACCCACCTGGTAGCTCCGTCTATTTACGGCACCTGGACCATCGGCAACGCTACCGGCATGAAGGCGTTGAGCAAGTCACCTGGCGGTGGTGAAGGATATATCAAGACCTTGTCGATGGAACATCTGGAGAACTTCTGTACGCAGATTGGTGCTACAGAGTCAACCTATTCGACTGGCTATTTCTGGAATACGTCAGGCGCTACTTCCGGTTTTCGCCTGTGTCTTCGCGGTGGCAGCGCTTACCTCGGTGGTCTATGCGGTCTTTCGACGCTCTACGTGAGCTATGCTGTCTCGGATTCCTATGTGCGCTGCGGTGCGGCCCTCTGCGAAGCAGCATCCGAGTGGTCTTTGGAACCAGTGTATTACGAGGCGGCCTAAAGTGTTCAGAGGTGTGCTGACGTGAGCAGGAGTGTGCAGGATTGACCAAGGTTCCCAAGCGGAGCCAAGGGCAATCCTGAGCACCCTGCGAGCGTAGCGAGCAAACCCTACCGCCCTTGGGCGGTCGATTTTTTTTGAAATTTCGCTCTTTGACATTCTTTCATTCCGATTTTTTTCAGTACCTTTGCAGGCGGTTTTCAAACCAGGCTGTGATTCCTGCGCCGGTTTTCGCTTGTGTTTGCGCGGTGGCAACGCTAACAATGGTGGTCAATGCGGTCTTTCGACGCTCAACGTGAACAATGCTGTCTTGGATTCCAATGTGAACTACGGTGCGGCCCTCAACTTAACAAGATACTGCAGGTTAGTTTGCTTAGCTGCAGTGATTTCGGGAGTCAGGCCTTGCCTCATGGCAAAACATACACTTTAGCAGAATAGCAAGTAGATGATGACAATGGGTCATCCGGTCGAAAGTTAGGACATCAAAAAAAGCAGACAACAGATACAGACACCGACATTTAAACAGACACCGACCTTTTTTAATATATACATAAAATTTAAAAATAGCAAGTGAAGAGGTTAGGTAATATTTCACAGCAGGTCGAGACTTTGCAAAATTTTCGTGAAGCATTTTTTGATTTTTCAAGGCACAAGAAGTCCCGTCTCTCAGTTCAAGCGTTTGAGGCAGAGTTTGATACTAATCTTCAAGCCCTGCTAAATGCATATGTTCATCAGACATGGCATACATCAGACTATGAGGCCAAACAGGTTGAAAAGCCCAAGCACCGCATAGTCAATAAGTTGCCTGTTGGCGATCATGTCATTCAGCATGCAGCCATGCACACCAGTGAAGATAAGTTGAGAGCCAAGATTCCTTTCAACAGTCCAGCTGGTACCAAGGGTCGTGGCACGCATTTCTTCTACAAGATTATCAAGCAGGATATCTATACCTCGCCACAGAAGGAGACATTCTATTGCTTGCCCATGGATATACATCATTATTTCCAAAATGTTGAGCATAATCTGCTCAAGAGAGAGTACAGGTTGTATATCAAGGATCGCAAGCTACTTGCTTTCATCGACGAGGTCGTTGACAGCTATGCCAATGGCATTGTACTGGGCGTCAAGCTTACACAACTTTTGGGGCAACTGTTTCTGGCGAGGTTTGACTATCTCGCCATGCGGTGTTTTGATATACTCCAAGACCCCGAAAAACACGGCTACTGGCAGGCTCGCTACGTTACGGATATGCTCCTCACATGCCGCTCGGAGCAGCAGGCAAGAGTATTAAATGTGGGGGGGTAAAATCCCTCAATGAGCGCTTCGACCGTTTTTGCCGCGAGGGGCTCAAACATTATTATAGATTCATGGACAATTTCTTCATCATGCATGAAGATAAGGTCTTCTTACGCCTCATGGCGGAGCTTGCAGTCATGCACTTGGCAAGAGACTGGAAGCTGAGCATCAATAAAAGTTGGAATATTCATCGTACATGTGACGGCATAGACTTCTGTGGACAGAAGATCTTTGCCGACCATGCCCTTTTGCGCAAGCGCACCAAGCAGGCACTCTGTGCCCAGGTGGCAAGATTGCGCAAACGTGGACTTAGCGATGAACAGATCCGGCGCAAGGCAGCATCCAGGCTAGGCCTTGCCAAACACGCAGACACAAAAAACTTATTAAATAAAATCGGTATGAAAAAGTATGGTCAGATTGTGAAGGCCCGCAAGGGAGAGGTTCCCTTCGAGGGCATGAGCATGGCACAGAAGAAGCATCCAGGCGATATCCTGTGCCACAACATTGAGGACTATAACAAGTTCCTCATCCTCATAGAGGATTACAAGATAGATAAGTCGAGAGTAGACTTCAAGATGGAGCAGGTTGAAGAGATAGATGACCAGGGCGTCAAGCACATAGTCACCAAGAAGGTGCCTAAGGACCGCCTCGCCATCCGCTTCCGTTTCATCGATCACGTCCGGAAGACAGGACAACTCGATGAACATGGCGATGAGATTGAGGAGCCGGTTTGGCAACCTGAGTCGTGGTGGCTCTTTACTGGCTCAGATATTCTGGTTGACCAGGCACGCAAGGAGTGGGAACTGCTGGAAAAGGGCTTCTACACCGTTGCAGCGGAACTCACCAACAAATTTGGAAAGAAATTTTATAAGTTTATCTAGATGCACAAGAAATTTTATCTTTGCCGTATGTCATACTTGAGATATGACAGCAAGCATTTTCTTCTGTTCCTGAGTGAGCAGAAAGTAGAAAACTATCACCCAGACACCACCATGTCGGAGTCTGATGGCGATAGTAAGACAGTGACAGCATACAGCTACGAGGGCACAGAGATTGACGGCTCCACTAAGATTGAGGCTGAGTCGGCAAGCTATCGCCAGTTCGTAGATGGTCTTGTTCGTACTAAGTACAGTCAGGGCGATGTCGAAGCCATCCTGTGCAACCAAGGCGACGGCAACAAGGAGCACGAAACAGAGTACCAGGTATTCCAGGAGTGGCGAAAGCAGGCTAAGCAGATGGCCAGAGAGTTACTCGACCGGGATATCTCATAGTTATCAGATACGGCAGGAGGAAAATCGTTCTTCCTGCCGTATTTTTATATTACTTATATTATATGTACCTTTGTGCCAGATAAAATCAGGTACAGATATGCAGAGAAATACCAAGGAATGGATACACTACAGCTCTGCCAGTATAGTTTTACTTGCCGGCATCGTGCTCGTGTTCATCAGCTTTTTTATGTCCCACGACGTAACTTCCAACGTCTTGTGGTTCTTTGGGCAGAGTCTAGTTTATGCGGCAACCGTCTTTGGTTTCACACTGAATTTTGACACCCGAGTTAAAGACATTATTCAAAAATATACAAACAATAAAAATGGCACGCAAGATTAAGAAAATTTTCGTTCATTGTACAGCAAGCCGACAGTCATGGTCTGTCGATGCCTTGCTCAAGGAGTTCCGAGACAAAGGCTGGCATTATCCAGGCTACCACTGGGTCGTTACCGCAGATGGCAAACGCACGCAGCTCATGACAGAAGACCTGCCGTCCAATGGAGTCAAGGGGCACAATTTAGATTCAGTCAACGTTGCGTACATGGGTGGAATATCCCGCACAGGCAAGGCTATCGACAACCGAACAGAAGAGCAGAAGGCTGGACTTCGTCAACTCTTGAAGGAGTTGCGCCAACGCTACCCTGATGCCAAGATCATGGGACATCGTGACATCTCGCCTGACAAGAACCACAATGGAGTGGTCGATCCATGGGAGCGCATCAAGGAATGTCCATGCTTCGATGCCATTCCTGAGTATGCTGACATCTAAAAAACTAGGATTATGCAGAAACATCTCAAGTCAATCATCATGGCCATATCGGTGATATTGGTCATCATCGCCTGCTTCTGGATTTTTGACCATCGACAGCAGCAAGCGGAGCAGGAACTGAGAGAGCAGCTTAATGGACTGAAACTTCAGTATGCTCCAGCCGAGCGAGACACCATCCGAGACTCTGTCACAGTCATCACGCAGCAGGTGCTGCAGATGAAGGAAGAGGAGTACAAACTTCAAGCCTACGACCGCCAACTGCTCCATGACCTGGACATTCGTCTTGGCCAGGTCATGGCAGACCAGCGCACGAGTCTGAGTACTGCTGATACGGTCAAGACTGACCGCAGCGATTCAGTCTATACCTACAGCGACCGATGGCTTAGTCTCCGTCTCAACACGGCAGACTCCATCTTGACATACAAGGCGAGAGACAGTCTCCAGACCATCGTCTTCAGAAAGTACAAGCACAGATTCCTCTGGTGGCGATGGGGCACCAAAGGCTATGACATCAAGGTCATCAACTTCAATCCCCATTCCAACATATTATATAACAGCTATATACAAGTCACCCGATAATGGCAAGACAAGAAGTATATACTACAGTCATCAAGCTCAACTCAGAGGAGGCAAAAAACCGACTCAAAGAGTTAGAGGACAGAGTCGCTCGTCTGAAGAAGGCAAAACAAGATGCCTTCTCGGCGGGCGATTCCCGTTTAGGCGCATCTCTCGCCAAGGATCTGAAGGCCGCAGAGCGAGAGATGAAGCAATTCAAGAACTCAACCATGAGCGTCAAGGAGACACTCGACAACCTGTCAAGTGCAAGCCTAGGACAGCTGGAGAAGGCTGCAAGACATCTGAAGGGGCAGATGAAGGCAGCATCTGACCCTTCAGACTTTGCAAAATTGGACGCTCAACTCTCCAAGGTTAAGGAGCAGATGCTTGCCCTGAAGGGCGCGACACGCAAGGCTGATGAGGAAGCGAGACGCATGACCGCAACGGTGTCAAACCTGAAACATGCTTCACTCAATGACCTCAACTTCACAGCATCCAAGCTACGTAGTCAGATGGCTGACTACGATCCTACATCAACCATGTACGCCTCCAGAGCTTCGCAGCTGAAACTTGTGGAGGCAGAGTTGGAACGCATCCGTCAGAGCGAGAAGAAGGTGGTCACCCTCATGCAGCAGTATGACAAGGAGATTGACAGCACCAACGTGGACATCAAGGAGACCAAGAGACAGATGCAGCTCGTCAACAACACCATGGCCAACCTCAAGACCTCATCCATCCGTGACCTCGAATACTCCATCAAGGCGCTCAATCAGCAGATGCAGGGCATGCAGCGTGGTACCGAGCAGTTCAAACAGATGGAGCTGAAGGCGAAGCAGCTGAAGGCAGAACTGCAGGCAGTCAGAGCCGAGGGCGTAGCCCAGGAGTCCTGGATCAAGCGCTCTGCGGATTGGTTCAACCGCATGCAGGGCATCGCCCTGGGAGCCGTCGCTGCCATCTCCGGCATCACCTTCACCGTCAAGAAGTGCGTGGAGGAGTATGCCAAGATGGACGATGAGATGACTAACGTCCGCAAATATACAGGTCAGGCAGCCGAGGAGGTTGAGCGCATGAACGAAGATTTCAAGAAGATGGATACCCGCACACCTCGCCAGAAACTAAACCAACTGGCAGAGGATGCCGGCAGACTCGGCATCACCTCGACTGCTGCAGTTGAAGATTTTGTCGACGGAGCCGATAAAATCAATGTCGCGCTAGGTGATGATCTCGGCGATAAAGCCGTCTCTCAAATCGGTAAACTCGCCCAAATGTTCGGCGAAGACAAGACCAAAGGTCTGCGAGGTGCCATGTTGGCGACTGGTTCTGCAGTCAATGAGCTGGCTCAGAATTCTTCTGCCTCTGCCGGTTATCTCGTTGACTTCACAGCGCGTGTAGCAGGTGTCGGCAAGCAGGCAGGCTTCACCCAGGCACAGATTATGGGTCTCGCATCTGTTCTCGACCAAAACATGCAGCAGGATGAGACCGCAGCAACCGCTGTACAGAACCTCCTGGCAAAGATGTTCCAGGACTCAGCCAAGTTCGCCAAGATAGCCGGACTCAATGTCAAGGATTTCGCTAAGACCCTGAAGGAGGATGCAAACGGCGCACTCCTCCAGTTCCTGGCAGCCATGCGAGCCAAGGGTGGATTCGCAGACCTCGCACCGATGTTCGAGGAGATGAAGATGGATGGCTCGAGGGCGACTGGCGTCCTCACCGTCCTCGCTGACAAGCTCGATGATATCAAGACTGCCCAGAACCTGGCAAACGAAGCCTATTCCGAAGGCACATCCGTCCTCAATGAGTTCGAAACACAAAACGAGAGTGTACAGGCTCAACTTGACAAGGCGAGCAAGAAGTTCCTGGATCTCTCCATCGAATTGGGCCAGAAACTCTATCCTGCAGCACGATATTGCATATCTGCAGCCAGTCTCGGTGTTCGGGCACTCTCCACACTCGTTGACTTCGTCAAAGATTATTGGCGCATATTGGTTGTACTGACCGCCGCCATTGTCACCTATACTGCAGTATCTAAGGCAAAGTTGATAGCAGACAAGGCGCAGATGGCATGGCTCAACATCATGATTCTGCGCGAGAAGGCGCATCTCGTCCTTGTGGGGCTCAAGACATCTGCTCTCAAGACCATGGCAATTGTTCAGATGGCGTTGACACGTGAGATAGAACTGACCACCGCAGCGCAGATGTTGTGGAACAAGGTATTGTTGGCCAACCCTATCACAGCCGTGATAGCTGTTGTTGCCGGTCTGACAGCAGCAATCGTTACCTTATCCAAGGAGACGAGCACCGCAGAGCAGGCTCAGCGTGACTACAATGATGCCGTAACAGATGCCAACAAGCAGGCAGCAGAAGAGGAGGCATCCATCATGCGCCTCGTTTCTGCAATCCAATCCAACACAACAGCTGAGTCAGACCGCAAGGCAGCACTGGAAGAACTCAACGGCAAGCTGATGCGTGAACACCTCGGCAACATCACCGAGGAAGCAGTGCGCACCGGTCAGGCAACAAGGCAGATCCAGTCGTACATTGACATGATGAAGAAGAAGATCGTCATCGACGGCTTGCAGAAGAAACTTGCTGAGTCTATAGCAAAGCAGGCTGAACAAGAAGACTTGCTAAACGAAGCTGACAACGACAAGCGAGGATTCTGGGCAAAAGTTTGGGGGCGCATAAATCCGTTTGCAAGTGGTAAAACTAAGATGCTTAACTTAGCTTCTGACAACAAAGAAGTGTTCATTGATGTGATGAACAAGAGCATCGAGCGTGAAAAGCAGTATCAGCAGAAGCTCATCGATAAGATAAAACAGCTGGAGTCCCAGCACTTCGAGATCAATGATCCGGAACCTTGGCGCAACAATGGCTACAATGGAAAGGGCAATGATGGAACCATCATTAAGCCGCATAAAACAACCGGCACTCATCAAGCTTCAGAAAAGGAGCGCAAGGCTAGGGTGAAGGCTGCGAAGGCTGCTGCAGCCGAGGAACGCAAGCGCCAGGCAGAAGCCAAGCGCAAGCAGAAGCAGGCAGCCGATAGCATCAAGGCTGAGACTAACGAACTGTTGGCTGACAACGCCAAAGCCTATACAGAAGGCAAGAAAACCTATCAGCAGTTCATCGATGACAGACAAAGCATCCAAATTAAGGGTTTTGCCAAGCTGAAGCAACTCTATGGAGCTGAGAGCAATGAGTACAAGCAGTTACTTGACAACCAGGTGAATGTTGTCAAGCAGCATGATGCTGCCATTCAGAAGATGAATGAGCAGACCATTGAGCGTGAACGCCTCCAGAAGGAGGCAAGCATCAAAGCGCAATATTATGATGTCAACTCGAAAATCTATCAGAACGACACCGCTCTCAATGAAGCCCTATTTAAGAATGATGTCGAAGCCATGAAAAAGCGTCTTGCACTATACAAGGACAGAGAGGGCAGCGAGGAGTGGCTGGATCTGAAGGCTGAGATGGAACAGGCTGAGCTCGACCACCAGCTGCAGATGCAGGAGGCATACCAGAACCAGCTGAAGGAGTTGCGTCAGCAGTTCGGCAAGCAAGACTTACAGGCTCAGGAGACCATGTACCTCAATGGCCTTGACAATCTCTACAAGCAGGGATTAATCAAGGAAAAGGAATATCAGCAGATGAAGTTGGAGATAACCAAGCAGTTTGCTGCCCAGAGAGCGCAAATTGATGCTGATGATCATGGTGCTGGTAGCGTTCAGCTGAAGATTAATGATAAATCATCAGAGATGGTCAACAGCGCCAGGGCTGCAGCAGGGGAGTCCCAGTCGACTGGAAATGCAACTCTGGGTGGATACTTCACCTCACAAGTTGAGAACTATCAGAACACAATGGAGAAGTTGAAGGAGTTGTATGGCAACGACAAGCAGAACCATGCTGCATACATGCAGGCAAAGGCGCAAGTCACCTCAGATTTCCTCAATAACCTGGTTGAAAAGACAGCTGTTGTTTATAATGGTATCAACGGTATTCTATCTGCGTCATCGTCATATGCTCAGGCATGCTCTGACCTCGAGCAGGCGAAGATCAGCAAGAACTACGAGAAGCAGATTGCTGCAGCTGGCACCAACTCGAAGAAAAAGAAAAAGTTGGAGGAGAAGCGAGACAAAGAACTGGCCGCTGCGAAGTCTAAGGCTAACAAAAAAGCCATGAAGATAGAAATTGCGCAGGCGATAGCATCTACAGCAATGTCTGCTATCAATGCCTATGCATCTGCTGCAGCTATACCAACAATAGGTTGGACATTAGCTCCTATAGCAGCAGGTATGGCCACTGCTGCAGGTATGATACAGCTTGCGGCTATCAAGAAGCAGCACCAGGCAGAGGCAGCAGGTTACTACGAAGGTGGTTACACCCCAGGCAACCGCTACCGAAAGGAGGCTGGAGTTGTGCATGAAGGCGAGTTCGTCGCTAATCACAATGCCGTCAACAACTCATCCATCCGTCCAGCTCTTGACCTAATCGATAGGGCACAGCGCTCCAACACTGTTGGCTCGCTGACCGCTGCTGATATCACACGTTCTCTGGGCCAGGGCAGCAGTACCGTGGTGGCTCCTGTAGTCAATGTTAACAATGATAACACCGAAGTACGCCAGTCCCTCGATGGTGTCAATGCAGCCGTCAGCCGTCTGACACAGACGCTTGACGATGGCATTGAGGTCGAGGTTCCGATTTCTGGCCGTAGAGGTCTGCACCGCAGACTGCAGGATTATCAGCGCATTTTAAACAATAAGTAGTGGAATATGATAACATGCATCATCAATGGCCATAAGGCCTATCCCATTTCTACATCATCCATCAAGGTGACATACGCAAATCAGTATGCCACCGATGATGGTGAGTACACCTATGACATCACCTTCCCCATGAATATCCTGGAGAACCGTGTCATTTTCAAAAATGTCTCACGCTTGGAGGTCAAGAAGAACATCGCCAAGTTCGATGACTGCAAGCTGTTCTGTAACAGCCAGCTGATCATGTGTGGTGTCGGTACCATACTCTCCGTGAATGAAAAAGAGATCAAACTGCAGATAGTCGGAGGCAAGTCCCGCATCAAGTTCAACGACCGTATGGAAAAGCACTACATCGACGAGATTCCGTTTGGTACAGCAGATAAGCCGGGATATGATGTTGATAAGGGCTGGTCACAGAAGTTCAAGGACAAGATAACTGAAATTTACAGATTAGATGAAGATAAGACGAAGTTCCTGGGTGTGGAGGGTAAATGGTGTTTCGTTCCTGTACGGGATGAAACAAATGATATGATTGCCAATTTCGTTGGCGTGGATAAAACTGGGCAATTTATCGGTTACAGGGCTCCGTATCTCTCTAATCCGGCTGTCCAGCCAAATCTGATGTATATCTTCCGTAAGGTAGTGGAGTACGAAGGATATACTCTCAAGCGCAACGACTTCGACTGCAAGCCGTGGAGCCAGCTTTATATAGCTTCAGCCTACAAGACTCGCGAGATTCGCAGGGCGCTACCTCATTGGACAAGCTATACATTTATTGAGGAATTCCGGAAACTCTTCAATGCCTCCATCTACTTTGATGAAGTCCAGAAGACCTGCAGCGTCATCAGTTCCTCTGAGTTGAGTACAGCAGATTCTATTGAGATAGAACCGCTGGATGAATATTCGGCAGACTATGACGAGGACGGTTCTTTCAGCACTTCTGCAACTGCGAACCTGGAGTACAAAATGGATGGTTCAGCCAATAGAGGGAACTATGAGAGTATACCAAAGAAGGTTTTTGACAACTTCAATATCGTTCAGGGTATCGATTATTTCGGCGTGCTCGATCAGTTTCCTCAGACTACATTTGGATGGTCTGAGAAGAAAAAGCGGCAAACTATCATTGAGTACCTCCAAAGTTACTACATATATGTAGAGAATGTGGATGGCACGAAAACATGGCAGCTGGCAGGTGTGTGGTCACCGTTAATCAGGGACAGTTCTTCTGATGACTATGTCGAACTGAACATATCTCCAGCAGCACAAGTTGTAGAAGATATCAATTTCAGATCAGCAATTATAGGCGAAGTAGATCACAGTGAGAAGCGTTGCTTGCTGTCAATACCTAACGACAAGGAGCCGGATTCCAAGGAATGCGACGTTGATGAAGATGGATATAGTTACATGTCCGTTCAGGATGCGATAGACGATGAGTCGAGCTTGGATGAAAGCGAAGATGAAGAGGAGGTTATGAGTATATTCTTCATACTGCCAGGCAAAGTGCAGGCATATGACGTACCATACGGCAAGATAACATGGGTAGGCGAGAAATCAAGATGGCCAATGTTCATCACAGATTACCGCATAAACAGTGATTACCAATATGAGGGTATATTAGTGACTGCCGGCAATAATTTTTCACTGTCACTGAATGCTGTCGCCAATGGTGCTGTATCATTAGCAGAGTTCCACAGTAAGGCTTTCCATATAGACAACAAAAACTGCATGGAGGTCAAGTTCAAGTCTGATGACATACCGGACCCATCCAAGATATACATCATCCGCAACAAGAGATTTGTGTGCG